CATAAACTCTTCTTCTTTATTATTTTGTGGATAAACAGCTAAGTTAAAGCTTATGTCCCTTTCTGCTCTTTCATATGAATAAACAGGTTCACTTCTTCCAATATAATTAGTAGGTGTCCAAGATGGACTTAAGTTTTCTGTAATACCATTTATATATCCTCTAAAATAGATATAACCACCGTCTCTTAAATCTTTAAATCGTACATAAAAATCACCAACATCTATACTTTGACCAATACCAATTACTTCTTCTAAGGGTGGTTTACTTGGATAAGGACCTTCCCAAGCAGTAGTATCGGTTGCATGTAAACCTGTAGTTGGTAAAGGAGGTGGTTCTGGTCCTTTATATTCATATTCAACACCACTATTAGAAATCTTATCATTATAACCATGAGCTCTTACTTCAACTGGACCAACTTTATAATACTCGTCATGATTTCCTTTACCTGTCAAATCCATAAAAGGAGTTACTTTATTAATTGTTTGATTTCCTATTCTTTCCGATTCTTTTATTCCAAGATTATGTATCTTATTTTGTTGCTTCCTATAGTATTGTTTTAATGCCCCCATATCATCGGTAACTTGTACCTTTTTAACTCTCTGAAGAAAGCTTAAATTCCAAGGTCTATCACCAAGATTACCATATGGCATACCAGTTCTTTTTCTAGCAGAATAATCTGTGGAAAATGCGTTTCCCGCTGTACCAAATATATTAGCAACACTTGTTCCGAGAGCACCCAATACTTGATTAAGATTAACTGATTGACCAGCTATCTCAAATAACCTTCTGTCCTTATAATCAAGTGTAGCTCTATTTACTACTAAGCTAGTTAAAAGAGCATTATGACCTGGTTTATACCGAGACGCTATTAAACCAATACCAGCTGCCGTAATTAGACTACCCAATCTACCAATTGTCAATTTTCTAGCTTTTTTCAAAGGATTTTTTGGTGGGTTATTATGAATATATTGTATTAAGTTATCTTGAACAACTAAGTTTCTACCAGCATCACTATTATAAAATGTAAGTAATCTACTTGTACCGTTTGGAACAGGATCTCCAGGTTCAGAACCAATTGATGCTATCTGATATGGTTCGTCTCCTCTATCACTACCTCTATAAAAAATCTCATTTGAAGAATATCCTTTTATATCTAACCCATTAAGATTACCCATACCAGCTCTAACAGTCGGTATAAGAATAGCGTTTCCATTCTCGTCAACTCTTCCTGTATTGATAGGTTGTCTATCAGGATTATTCTTATGAGTCTTAAGATATAAACTTTCTAATACATAATCTCCAGTACCTAACTTACCTGCAGTACCTAAGTTATTTAAATCTACTTTTCTAATCTTTATTTTTTCATCTGGATTTATAAATGTTGTATCTTCTCCTAAACCATAATCAGTAGTCTGTGGATTACCATCTACTATCTTTTGAGCAAGTCTACTAAAAGGTTTTACAGGAACCTCTATTGGAGGACCTGGATGTACAACTTGATAATTTTGTCTTCTTACTCGTCCTTGATTAGTATTTCTTTTGATATCATCATCAATTTCTTTACTAGGACCATTCTTATACTTTTCTGCTAAATCTTCAAAAGCCATTATTCATTCCTATCCAAGTGGCGACTCAATAGTAGCCATTAAAGCACCTCTAGTACCTGTTAATTGTCCTGTAACTTCAATTTTTTGTGTACCACCCATTGAACCAGCAGGTCCTGATTGGAAATCATTTACTTGTATTGGATTGGTTGTAGCCATAACAGAATCCATTGGATTTAATCTAAATACACCAGCAGGTCCTGCCATTGTAGTAATAGCACCTCTACCACCACGAAAGTCGTTTACTTCTAGATCTCGTTTTAAATTTCCAGAATCATCTAGTCTAAATTTTTTCGCTAACTCTACATCAAATCTAAAGGTGTTTAGAAAACTACGACCTGCATTAAAACTATCAATTGCTATATTAGCAATTGCTACTAATTGTTTTTTAATATTTTCAAGACCATTTTCTCCAGTAAATTGTGATAACATGTCTGCCAAAGGTCCCCCAAAAACATCTAGTAATGAAGCAGCGACTGATTTTACAGAATTTGTAATTTGTGTTAGAGTACTTAAAGAATCTGTACCAACCAAATCATCAAAGTTTTTACCAGCTAAAGCAGTAGAAAGAGTTAGTTTTTCTTGACCTCTTACTAACTTGGTCATTTCTGCTACTGATACTCCTATTGACTTAGCAATACTTCTTCTTTGAGGGACTTGCAATCTATTAAGTTCTTCTTCAGAACCTAATTGTTTTACTACTTCTTTTGTCGCACCAGCAATATCACCCTCTAAAGAAAGTTGTCTAGCCCTCTGAAAATTTAATCTCCTACCAATCATAACAGAAGCTTCTACCTCATTCGCAATAGAAGTTTGAAAATCTAATAAACTATCGGATATTTTTGCTGTTGTACTTAATGATAATCCAAGTTGTCTAGCTTGAACAGCCGCTTCAGCAATATTTTCACCAGTTCCTCTTGTAAAAGAAGCAATCTCTTCTGCTGAACCAGCCATGTCTTGTAACACAGCAGTCGGAGCAACTCCTCGTTGAGCAGCTAGTTGAGCAGTTCCTTCTATTAAATCTTCGGCTTGTTTAGCAGTCAAGTCTCCAAGTTGCATAAAAGTACCAAATAACTTAGTAGCTTCATCATTTGAAAGACCAGTAGCAACTGCGGTATCTAATACTTTACTTGCCAAGTCATCGGCTTCGGTTAAACTTATACCAAACTCAGATGAAAGTTGTGCTGTAACGGCAAGAACATCACCGAGATTTTTTCCAATCATGATGGCATTATTACCAGCTAGAAGTAAATCGTTTCTAAAATCTTTATTTTTATTTGTTAAGAAACCAAATGTTTTTCCTACTTCATCTATTTTCGCAGAAAAATTGGTAGCAAGTTTATATACTGTTCCTAAAACAAGTCCGACTACACCCGCCGATTTGCCGAGCAAAGCCATTCTTTGATTTGTTTTTTTAGTAGATTTACTTGTGTTTTCTTGAGAATCATACAACTCACCAGCCTGTTGAGACAAGTCTTTTCTTACATTTTTTTCAACACCTAATGCTTTTGCTCTTAGATAGATTTCTTTTTTATTTTTTACATTACCTTCTAATATATCTTTAGTTAGATCTTGTAAAGCAACTTTTTTAGAATTAGTTAAGCTCTCTGTCTTTAATATAGTTTTAGATAATGTATTAGCTTTTGTTGTTAAGTCAAGGTTCTTTTTTGCTAAACTTGGCCTAAACCCTTCTAATAAGTTACCCTTAGCAATATTCTTTAATCTTGTTAAAATAGATCCATTAACATCATCTTCTAATTTTTTTTGTCTTTGAGCAAAAGACGATTGGAGTTTTTGTGCTTTAGCACCTAAATCAAAATTTTTCTTAGCTAACTCATTTTGTTTCTTTTGTGCTTCAGTTTGCTTATTAAGTAAACTAAGTCTTTCTTGTTCAAGACGATTTATTAGTTTTCCAGTCTTATTACTCTCTTTTTGAGCATTAAGTATTTCTAATCGTTTTTTTTCTTCTGGTGTCATAGTTCGATATCTTAGTTAGTTATACACTAATAAATATAAAGAAAAGAGTTATTTAGGGGAAAATCTACGAGGGATTGTAGGTTGTTGTGTTTGATTTGCACTATCCATTTGTTGTTTTTCTTTTTTCTTCAAGTCCATAAACTCACGAAGATAAAAGTTCTTTAAATGAACAGGCATATCATATACATCACTAAATGTAAATCCTGGTGTTCCGTAAATAAAGTAAAAAATCGATTGATGTATATCGACCTTACTATCAGGATTGAGGCCAAAAAAACCCGACTGTCAACGGAATTGACACGCTAACAGACTCACCCCCTATTTCGATTTCTGATGTCAAATCAATATCAGGAGAAATTTCTTGAATATAATTTCTCAATGCCATAGAATCACGAGCTAACATGTTCTGTGAAAAGGCGGTTATAGTTTCTGTTGTTTTGTCTCCATCCACTTCAGTAATAGTATAACGGAGTCTTGTAGATATCTCAGCATTATACCCAAACTTTTTTGTTTGTTCTAAATCTTTTTCAATTTGTTTTTCTTCAATACCTGTAAGAAGTTTAAACTTTAGTTTAGTCTTACCAATAGGTGTTATAAACTCAAAAGAGTTATCACTATAATCGACATCTTCTGAAATAGTTTTAAAAGGACATTTGGATAAATCAAAAGTGTGTTCAACTTGTTGGTCAGGATTCTTTGGATGTTGAACTTCACAAGTATAATCAGGACCGTAAGCAAGAATACGAGATGCCACTAATACAGCATTCTTATCACCTAAAACGAGATGTTCTTGTTTGACACCCTTTGTAACAATTAAACTATCCAATAGTTTATCAATAACCACACCCTTTTTGATAAGGTTTTCAGACATAAGAATGTCTTCTTCTTTCGTGGTCATATATTTGATTTCAATTTTACCATCAGCAAGTGGGGATTCTTTTGAATAAACTTTTCCACCAGACGGTATATCAATAACTTCCGTAGGGAACTTATGTTCTGACATTATAACTCCTTGTTGTATTTATTACAACGGTTTTTTAAAATTCAAGTATAGCGTAATCGTATCTTAATGTTAGTGTGATTTCTACAGGATCTGAAGAACTGAAATCTAAGTCACCGAAAGCGGCATCTTGTATCATACTTCCATACAATGTCCACTTTTCAACGATATCACCTACAGGTCCTAAGACTTGAAAGGTAACATTCTTTTTATAGAAATCAGAATATCCATCTCTACCAGTAGCACTTTCATGATGTAATCTAACCCATTCGATAACAGATGAAGCGGCTGATGGTACAATCGGGTCATACAGAGTAATCTGTAAAGTCTGCCATCTACCCTTACCTTTTACATACCTTGTCACATTCATGTGTTCCAATTGAACTTCATCAAAGGTGATTTGTGGTCTTTGTGCTGTCTTTATTGTAAAGGCAGGTATACCAGCAATCTCCATGATAAAACGATTTTTCAGTTTCGGTTCATATGGTGTGTAAAATATTTTATTCGATTCTAAAAGTTCAGCCATTTGTTATCTCCAAATTTGGTCTTCAATAATAAATATATCATTTATTTAAAATTACTCAGGAAAAGCAGCGCCTGTTGGTTGTACAACAAAGTCTAACACGATAAACTCAGCAGTTCTTGTAGGTTGGATAAATATCTGACCTACCAACTGATTTCTATAAAAAGAATGTTACCTTTCAAGTCTTAGGACCTGTAGGTGATATCGTTGAAAAGTGGACATTGTATGGAAGTATGATACAAGATGCCGCTTT